GATGTATCAAAAATACAGAAATCAAAACCTACTGTTGAGGTACCTAAAGTAGATTACACTAACATGAATTTACCTCAAAAACCTGAAGGAATCGAAATTGAATGTTTCGGTTGTTCATCTTAAGATACTAAATAATCCCGACCAACATCGGGATTATTTATTTTAATCTATTTATAAGGAAAAACGAGGGTATTATATTTATAGTTATGGCAGATGGAACTACATATGGTATTAATTTTCCTTTTAGAGATTCTAAAAGAGGAGATTATTTACAATTAACAGAGCTTGAAGCTCAACAGATTAAAGCGGATTTAGTTCATTTATTGTTAACAAGAAAAGGTACAAGATATTACTTACCTGATTTTGGAACAAGACTATATGAATTTTTATTTGAACCTTTTGACGGACTTACGTTTGATGCGATTCAATCTGACATCAGAGAAGCTGTTTCGAGATACATGCCAAATTTATTATTAAATAATATCTCAATCACACCTGCAGACCCAATGGAAGAGGTTGATATCGCGGAAGGACAAAACATCGTAGGAAGTAGCGAATCACCAGTATATAGATTTCCAGGTAAAGGGACATCAGAATATACTGCAAAAATTAAAATCGATTACTCAGTAGAATCAAATACGTTTGCTCAGAGTGATTTTGTAATTATCAATATTTAATATAGATGGCGAATCGTAAAATATCATATACAACCAGAGATTATCAGGGAATAAGAACTGAGTTACTTAACTATTGCAAAACATACTATCCTGAATTAATTCAAGATTTTAATGATGCTTCGGTATTCTCAGTATTCTTAGATTTAAACGCAGCCGTTGCCGATAACCTACATTATCATATTGATAGAAGTATTCAAGAAACGGTACTTCAATACGCACAACAAAGGTCTTCAATATATAACATTGCAAGAACCTACGGTTTAAAATTGCCAGGTCAAAGACCTTCAGTTGCTCTTGTTGACTTCTCAATCACAGTTCCTGCGTTCGGTGATAAAGAAGATGAAAGATACTTAGGAACTCTAACAAGAGGGTCTCAAGTAACAGGGGCGGGTATTGTATTTGAGAATATCTATGATATTGATTTTACATCACCATATAATGCTCAAGGGTTTCCGAACAGATTAAAGATTCCAAATTTCAACTCCAACAACGTATTAATTAACTATACTATCACCAAAAGAGAGTTAGTTGTTAATGGTATAACTAAAGTATTCAAAAAAGTAGTTAGTCCAAATGACGTTAGACCATTCTTTGAATTATTCTTACCTGAAAAAAATGTATTAGGTATTACAAGTGTATTACTTAAGAGTGGTACCGAGTATAGTAATATACCAACAAGTGCTGAGTTTATCGGAGCATCTAATAGATGGTACGAGGTAGACGCATTAGCCGAAGATAGAGTTTTTGTTGAAGACCCTACAAAAGTATCTGACCAACCTGGTATTAAAGTAGGAAGATACATTCAAACACAAAACAGATTTATTAGCGAATACACACCTGAAGGATTTAAGAAAATGACTTTCGGTGGTGGTACCAATACCGCTCAAGATGCTTTAGACCAATTTACAACAGTAGGGACAACATTAGATTTACAAAGATATACAAACAACTTCTCTTTAGGTTCGGCATTAGTTCCAAACTCAACACTATTCATACAATATAGAGTTGGTGGGGGATTGGCATCAAACTTAGGAACGAATGTTATTAATCAAATAGGCACTGTTTCATTCTACGTTAATGGTCCTTCAGAGTTAACAAACTCTTCAGTAGTTAACTCGTTAAGATGTACTAACGTAACCGCGGCAATTGGTGGAGCAGGACTTCCATCATTAGAAGAAATAAGAAACTATGTATCGTTTAACTTCTCCGCTCAAAAAAGAGCAGTGACAGTCCAAGATTATGAGGCTCTTATTAGAAACATGCCAGCGGAATTCGGAGCACCTGCCAAAGTTTCAATTACAGAAAATAACAACAAAATATTAATTCAATTACTATCATACGATACTTCAGGTAAATTAACCAATATTGTTTCTGATACTTTAAGACAGAATGTGGCAACTTATCTATCAAACTATCGAATGATAAATGACTACATTTCTATCTTAACCGCTGAAGTTATTGACCTTAGTGTTGATGTTCAGATTGTATTAGATGCTGCTCAGAATTCAGGACAAGTTATTGCTGATGTGGTTGACAAAATATCAGCGTATTTTAATCCTCAAGTAAGACAGTTAGGGCAAAACGTATACCTATCTGAACTTAGAAGTATTGTTCAAAATCAAAATGGTGTAATCACTGTTGCAGGAATGAATGTTTACAATAAAGTTGGGGGGCAATATTCTTCGGCTGAAACATCTATGGAGTATTCCGACCCTGAAACTAAAGAAATATTACCTGTGGATGATACGGTGTTTGCTCAACCTTCACAAGTTTACCAAATCCGTTATCCAAACAAAGATATTAGAGTTTCGGTTAAAAATTTCCAATCAGTTACCTTCTCTTAATAGGTTTATTATCGTTACGTTTAGTTTATTATTAAAAAGAGTGTGTTAGTACTTTAAAAATAACACATAAACTATTTATAAATTAAAGGTAATACATGGGTCAATCATATAGGATAAAAACCGAACTCGGGTCTAATAAGACAATCAACGTCCAATTAGACCAAGAGTTTGAATTCTTAGAAATCTTATCGTTAAAAATACAACAAGCGGATATCTACACAAGAAGTTGTGCGGACTATGGTGTTATTGTTGGTAGAGTTACCGCCAATAATGGGTTGGGTATACCTAATGCGAGAGTTGCGGTATTCGTCCCAATAACCAATGTTGACGAATCTAATCCTTTAATATCAAGTATCTATCCTTATGAATCTCCTTCAGATAAAAATGAAGACGGATATCGATACAATCTTTTACCTTACGAAAAATCATATTCAAAGCACTCAGCGACAGGTACACTACCAACAAGAGCGGATTCTCTTACGGGGATAACTGCAGTTGAAATATATGACACGTATTACAAGTATACTGCCAAAACAAACGAAAGTGGGGATTACATGATAATGGGGGTTCCGTTAGGGGACCAAGCGATTGTTATGGATGTTGACTTATCCGATATTGGAGAGTTCTCACTAACACCTCAGGATTTAATTAGAATGGGGTTGGCAACCGAAGCACAAGTTGCGGGTTCTAAATTTAGAACTTCAACAGATTTAAATTCATTACCACAAATAGTTAATTTAGTTAAGAACGTTGAAGTTTCTCCATTATGGGGTGATGCGTCACTTTGTCAAATTGCAATAAATCGATTAGATTTTGATTTAAGAGATGATGCCAATGTTGATATACAACCGACATCGGTGTTTATGGGATGTATGTTTTCTTCACCTGACACTCTAAGAGTAAGGAATAATGGAAGACCAAAAGATAACATGGGTAACCTATGCGGTTTAACAACATCACCAGGTCAAATATTAGCGTTAAGACAAACAATACAACAAGATATAGATGGTAACCCTGTTTTAGAACAATATGAGTTAGAACAATCAGGAAATGTTATTGATGGTTCAGGAACATGGTTAATAGAATTACCAATGAACTTAGATTATTTTATAACTAATGAATTTGGTGAAAAAGTATTGTCAAATGACCCAACTGTTGGAGTTCCAACAAAGGCCAAGTACCGTTTTAAGGTCAAATGGACTCAACCAAATGATTTAACTTTACAAACAAGAAGAGCTTATTATTTAGTTCCAAACGTTAAAGAATACGGATGGACAACATCATCATCAGACCCGTCAACTAGAAGTATTCCAACAACAAATAATTCTAAACAACAACAGAGTTCTTATTATTTTGGATTGGCTTGGAGTGGTTATACTGATGGATTTATTGGACAGAAAAAAATAGAGAGACTTAATGAGATTATCGATTGCGAAGATACATTCTACGAATTTCAATTCAATAAAGTTTATACGGTGTCTTCTTTGATTGACCAATACAAAAGTGGTAGAAATATTATTGGGTCCGCGCCAGGTAGGTTTATTGGTATTAAAGAAATTGATGACCAAGATTGTGAAGATAGTGTTAACAAATTTCCTGTTAATGACGGGTTTAGAAACTTTGATTTTTTATTTTTCCTCTTCTCAATTTTAATGACGGTAATACAACCAGTAGCGTTAATCTTATTAACTATTGGGCATATTTTATTATTTTTATATAATTTAGTTTTAGACTTTTTATGTTGGCTTTCCTATGTTGGTATTAGAGTGAAAAGAGTTTTTTCTTGGTACCCATTTAAAAAATGGAGAAAGTATTGTACTAAAAAAGATTATACAATAAGGTTACCAATGATTACTTATCCTGATTGTCAGGCTTGTGATTGTAAACAAACCCTTAAAGATAGTTCAAATAACCAAGCAACTTCAGGTGTAGATGGTGCAGGTGTTTTATCTTATCTTTCATCTTCAGACCTTTATTACGATGGATTAGCATCTAGTTATTTCTCAGGAGATACAGAAAATGGTGAGGATTGGTCCATCATGTTTAGTGAAGCGATAGCAGGACTTGGGTTAACTTCTAATATTGGAGACCCATCAAGATATAAGTTACCTCTTTCACAACAATTAAACATTGGAGGAGGTAGATTTGTTGCATCATATGATTTACCTATTGGTGAAAGAATTAATATTTTTAATTTAAGAGAAAGTTATTTTTCAAATATTAATAAAATTAAAGTAACATTCGCAAAAGATTCCAATTTTGGAAAACATCATTATGATAATACCATAACGGTGTTATCGCAGGAGCAATTTGCTGCGGGAGATTTATTAACTTTTATTAATATAACTGGAACTACAGATACAAATTATCTTTACAGTGCATCAACTGCCGACGGTATTATTACGGGTATTAGTGGTGAAACTTATAATGGTAGTGGAGCAACAACAATAGACGTATCTTATGCAACAACACAAGTATCAAATATTGTAACACCTGTTAGATATAACTTACCTTATGGTTCATCTGAAACTAATTATAGATTCCCTGCGGATGTTGAGTATTACCAAGTTATTACTGCGATAACAGTATCGGACGCCGCCAAAATATGGAATACAGGTACGACACAATCTTTTGGTAATATTCTTAACAGTGTTGGTACATACATACCAGCTAAACCAAGTTTTGGAGGATGGTCGGTTGACAATGCCGTAATCAATTTTAATGCTTTTGAATATTTTGAAGGAGCAAGTTCTCAGTTTATATTAGTTTTACAGAGAGGAGTTGACCCATACTCTCCAAAATATGTTAATGAATATTCGTTAGGTAATTTATTTGGTACAAGTGAATTTGATTCGAATTGGACTGTAACCGCAGCAACAAGAGTTAACATACCAATACAAAAATTAAATAATAGTAGTATATCGGTACAATCTTACAATCAAAATGATATGTATAATCAATCGTATTTCTTTAAACCTGGAACCACAACATCGTCAATTGCGGGACAATCGTTTTCAGGATTTAATACAACAAATACGGCATATTACGGTTCGTTAGATGCAAGTATAAACCCATTACCTGTAGGGGCAACATTAGATGGTGTAGCTCCAAACAACCCTGGTACTTTAGGTTCTGCGAAAAGGATTACTCGAAGTGGGGTTTCTGCGTCTTCAGATGTTTTGGGATGTAATGCCCCATATCTGAATACCGATAGTTTATTTGTACCAAATGTAGCAGCAAATGCCACGCCAAGACTTGGGTTGACAATGTATAATAATTATGACTCATTTTTTGGGTATACAAGTAGGTTTGATGGAAACAATCGTTGGTGGAAAATGAATTGGGGCGGTATTTTCTATTCTGTTAAAGTTAATACTTCAGGTGTTATAGGAGGGTTCATATCGTGCGTTGATTTATCTACTTTACCTAAAGTAGTATCGATATCTTCAAATGGATTTTATAGTCCATTTTCTTCAAGTATTAAATATGATAACAGTGAAGACCTATCTGGTAGTGCGGTTATGAAAGTTAATAATAGTGGTCTTGTTTTTGCAAGTAATTATGTTAACGACTTAGGATATTATTATACAACAAAAACTTTTTTTAGTTACAACCCATCAATGTTAATTGATAACGCTCAATTGAACGTACTAAGGACTGATAGACTACCATCGTCAGACGGATTAGATGGTGGTTCTTGGACATTAAATCCATCATTATTACAACAAAACGTTAATTTTAATGTCTACCTAATAAATACAGACTCGGAAGATATTACATCTGATGCGTTTCAAACAGGTGCTCAAACTGTAACTGCAGATTTAGAGGGGTTACCAAACTCTATTAAAGTTTTGGAAAGTTTCGATTGTGAGGCAATGGTTGGGTTAGAATGTTACGAAGGATTTGGAGATACTTTTGGTATTAACCAATCATGTACTACTAAAGATGCTGTTGAAAGTGGGTGTTATATGTTTTTAAGAAGACCAATAACTGACTTAGTTAAAGATTTACGTAATTTTGGAGAATGGGGATTTAGGTTTAGATTTTTTTACGGATTATGTCGAGGAGTATTATCCCAATCATTTATGAATAATTGGATTAATGGTTCACTATACGCATTCCCAATACAAGTTAACACATATTATAATAATAAAAATAAACCAGAGTACCCTAGTTTCCCTCGAGAAATAGTGTACTTCAATATGGATAGTAATAACTTCTATTATAGAAGTAGTCCTTGGAATGACACGTCAAATAAATTTGTTGGCAAAAGAGCAACGGACACGGGAAGTGTAAATGCCTCGAATCTTTTATACCCAACAACAATTATTAATTTAGGGATGAAAGATTATTTTTATTCTGAAATAACCTTTGACCCATCAACAAAAGGATATGTTCTACCAAATATTAATCCAACTAGTTATGGGGACACTTCAGATTTAATTAATTTATTTGTTATTTCAAGAATTACTGATGATAGTTTTTTAAAACAATTAATCCCTGCAGGTGATAATGGTATAGACCAATTATTTAGCCGACCACAAAAAAGAATCGATGGTGACTTGGCTCAATTATTATCGATAAATTCTGAAATAGGGAATGTTAATTTTTCACCTGAATTTTATGAAATTTTTCCTGGGGCAATTAACCCGACAACAATATTAGGAACTCCTAGTGACCCGATTATGGCTGTGTGGTTTTCATCTACAACAGAAGACCTTCAAACCAAAGATTATTTAACACCAGGAAGAATTAATTTTAGAGGAACCGACAACGTCGGGTATTACCCATATCCATATGGTATTAAATCGCAATTAGTTCCGTTCTATCAATGGAGACTAGCGTCGGGTTCATCAACAATATTTGGAAATCAAAATAACACATGGGCAACAAATAGTCAGGATATTATTCAAAGTAAGTATCAATCTTTAGATAGGTCAACAACAGATACTAAATATTATTTAAATGGAACGTCCGTAGCGAATGATTTAACCGCGAGAGGGTACATATATAGTGTAGATGGGAATGTTGTAAGTTACCCAACTGTGGGTGGTCGATATACCTCAACACCACAAACTTCAAATAGATTTTTAGTGGGAGCACCATATCAATTCTATTTTGGGGTTGTTAAAGGTGAATCGGCATTAGATAGGTTTAAAACAAAATACTCATTAGATGAATAAGTATACAATAGTTCCAAGCGGTTTAAGGTATAAAGGGGCACCATCTGTCAATCAAAAAATTTCGATAAATCTTGATGAACAAAGTCAGGAAATTACTGAATACGACAGAAGTGCAACGGTTAACCTTGCTCAAGTATATGACGACGAAAGACAGGCTTGTACTATTTTTAGACCTACTTTTAAAGTTACTTATTTGTACGACAACGCTTATACTGGTACCACAGGTTATATACCATTTAGAGATAATCTTTATTACACATCACCCGAGGCTTCTAAACAAAGTGGTATTTGGAAAGGATTTCCACAATACTACGAGTTTGATTTTTATAGACCTGATGTCGGAGACCAACATTTTCAGTACAAAGCCAAAAGTGCATATACGTACAATTGGACATACTATTTAACCTATCCATCAGATAATAATTATGATAAGGAATTAACATATTATTCAAGTAACTCTAACGACATTACTTGGAAGGCGAGTGATGGTATTGCGTTTACAATAACAAATACATCACAAAATGGTAATGGGTTAATTTCATTTACTTGTGTTGCACCGCACGGTTTAACTCCAAACGAATATGTGGAGTTATCATTAACGTATAGAAATTCAAATATCTTTCAAGTGTATTCGTTAGGGACTGGGTTATTTGGTACAGATGTTTACACATTTAATGTGTTAAATATTGGGTACACGGGTACAACATTTAACAATGGTACAACAGGTACTTTTAAAAGGGTGATTAACCCTGATAATTTAACTGAGACAAGGTCGGAATATTATGTTAAACAGTGTAAGGTTCTAACTAACCTAACTGATTTGGCGGTCACTAAAGTTGGATTTGAAAAGAACGTTTTTGGGGAACAAATAAAGTTAGAATATAGCTCAATCACTCCAAACAATATTACAAGAGTTTCTCAAAAGTCTAGTAGTAATGCCTACAACTTCACATCGAATTACGATATTGATTTGGCGG